GAAGACGGCGAACACTCGATTAAGTTTAGAGTGACGACTATTAAAAAGCAGTTCACTATCAAGAACGTTCCAACTGAAAACTTTCTTATTAGCCGTGGTGCTAAGAGTAAAGAAGATGCGGAAATGGTTGGCGATAGATGTCTGGTTACTCGATCAACTCTAATACAAATGGGTTACGATGAGCAGGTAGTAAGAAACATTCCCACTCAAGGCAATACTGAACGAGAGCGCAGCACATTAAATCAGATTCGTTTTCAAGATCAAGGTGGTGACGATGAAGATACAGACCTTAATCATTGGGCTAGTCAAGAAGTCGAGCTATCAAACCTGTATGTGAAAATAGACTTTGATGGTGATGGAATAGCAGAACGCAGACACATTCTTAAAGCTGGCAATGTTCTGTTAGAAAACGAGCCTTTCAAGATTGCGCCTTACGCTATGTTTTCTTCAATCGGAATGCCTCATAAGGCTATCGGTCGAAGTCGCGCAGAAATAACGGTGCAAGCTCAGCGCGTAAACTCAGTATTAACTAGACAGATACTAGATAATATCTATCGCGTGAATAACGGTCGTGTTGTTGTTAACGATGATGAAACGAACATAGACGACTTATTGACAGTTAGACCTAATGGAATTGTAAGAACATCAGGCGATCCACGAATGGCAGTTGCTCAGCTTGAGACTCCATACATTGGTGATAGAGCTTTACAGGTTGTTCAATATATGGACAGCAAGCGAGCACAGTCAACCGGCACATACTTAGCTAATCAAGGTTTAGATTCAGATAGCCTTTATAACGAAACAGCTACACGCTTTCAGGGTATGCAGGCGCAAGGCGATGCTAAGATTGAACTGGTTGCACGTAACTTAGCTGAAACAGGCTACAGAGATTTATACGAAGGCTTAGCATGGTTAGTTAGCCACTATCAGAATGATGTAACAGAGATCAGCGTATTAGGTAAACCTCTTACTGTAGATCCTCGCAAATGGAAGATGAACCATCACTTAGTCTCTAAAGTAGGCTTGGCGGCTGGTGATGATGAGCAGTTGATTAATAACATGGCTTCATTGTTAACCATTGACCAGCAATTAAAAGCAAGCGGATCATTAATTACTGACGAAGCGAAGACTTATAACAAGCTGGCTAAGATAACTGAATCAATGGGATTGCCTAGAACCTCTGATTATTTCAACGACCCAACGCAGCCTGATGAATTATTACAAGCTCAGAATGAACAGCTATTGACGTTAGCAGAACAGCAGAAGCAAGCGCTTGAACAGCTACAAAACAACCCGCTAGCAGAAGCTGAAGTAGTTAAACGTGAGGGTGACGTAGCAATAGCTCAAGGAAGACAAGCGCTAGATGTTGCTAAACTTGCTGAAGATCAAAGACAATTTGACGCTAACTTAATACAACAACAAAGAGAATTAATAGCTAAGCTTGAACAAGGTTATGTGAAGTTAGAAGTAGAAAATCAAACCGATATACCAGGTAAGGGGATGGAAAATGGATAAAAAGGCTAATCAAGAGCAAATCAGAGCAGCAGAAGCATTACAGTTATTAGACAATAAAATGTTTAAAGAGGTGTTTACTGCTTTACGTGCTGATTTGTTTCAGAAGTTTGAAAAGGTTAAATGGAATGAAGTTAAGGCGATGCTTGAGATTAAGCGCACACTTAAAAACCTGAACAACATTGAAGCTTATTTAGAGCGCATAGTGACCACTGGTAAAATGAACAGTAAGTTGTGATATAATTAACCCATAAACGCACAAAAGGTAATAAAATGTTGAATACCCAGTCAGATGGACTTAACAGCCAGCAAGATATTTTAGCAAGGATTAAGGCAGCACGATCTAGCGAGGAGCCCGTTAAGGAGCCAACCGAACAAGAGGAAGCTGTAACCCTCCAAGATAATGTCGAGGAGCCCATAGAATCAGAATCGCAAGAGGAAGTTGTCTATGAAGAGGAAGACGAGCACGAAGAACAAAGCGCGGAAGCAAACCAAGAAGAGGAAGGCTCTGTTTATCTCATCGGAGATGAAGAGATAACCCTATCCGAACTTAAAGAGCTGAAGAGTGGAAGTCTTAGGCAGTCAGACTATACGAAGAAAACGACAGAGTTAAGCGATCAACGCAAAGTATTAGAGGGTAAAACAACAGAGCTTAGTAAGCTATCTGGTGAGTTATCCGACACGATTAGCGCGTTAAATGAAAGCATAAACACTGAAGTTGAAAACGTAGATTGGGATGAGTTAGCAGAGATTGATCCAGCGGAATATTTGAAGAAGCAGCGAGCGTTAGAGAAAAAGTCTAAAGCTTTAGGTAAAGCCAAAGAGCAGCAAGAAGGATTGCGTCAGAGTAAAAAGATGGAAGAGTTTAATATTCTATCTAATAAAATGACAGCATGGGCGGGTGATGATGGTGAGGCAATCTGTAAAAAAGATACTGCTTTAGCACGAAATATCGCGGCTAGCATTGGTTACTCAGATGTTGAGTTTTCAAATATAGATGATCATCGAATTTATATGCTGATGATCGACGCTGCAAAATATCAAGCATTGCAGAGTAAGGCTCCAGCGATCAAGAAGAAAGTTGCTAAAGCGCCCAGAGTTACCCCGACAACTAGAGCGGCAAAGCGGAAAGTATCTACATCAGAAGAGTCTAGAAATAGACTAAGAAAGACTGGTAAGGATGGCGATGCTAAGTCAGCTATTTTAAATTATTTAAACGGCAGAAGTCGTTAAGAGGAAGTTACAATGACACAACCAGCAGATACCTTTAGTTCATACGATGCCATTGGTAATCGTGAAGATTTATCAAACATCATTTATGATATTTCACCAACAGAAACTCCTTTCATGTCAGGTATTGCAAAGGTCCCAACCTCTGCAACATTGCACGAATGGCAGACTGACTCACTAGCAGCAGCAAGCGCAACAAACGCCGTGATTGAAGGTGACGATGCAACGACTAACGCGGGCACGCCTTCAGTTCGTCTAAACAATCAATCACAAATCTCTGATAAAGTGCCACGCGTTACGGGCACACAACGTGCTGTAGACTCAGCAGGTAGAGCGGATGAATTCGCATATCAGATTATGAAAGCATCCAAAGAGCTAAAGCGTGACGTTGAAAGCTCTTTACTTGCAGACAAAATCAAAGTTACCGGCGATGATTCAACAGCTAGACAGTGTGCAGGCATTGGTTCATGGATTGCAACCAACGTAGATGTCGGTGCAGGTGGTTCAGCTCCAACTGGTGACGGTACTGATTTGGGTACAACTGGTACTAACCGAGCATTCACAGAAGCTCAGCTAACGCTAGTTTTAGAAGCTTGTTATAACCAGGGCGGCAATCCTGATACCATCATGGTTGGTGCAGCACAGAAGGGCGCTTTATCCGGCTTTACTGGTAACGCAACACGTAACATCAACTCAGGTGAGAAGAAGCTTGTAAACGCAATCAACGTTTATGTCGGTGACTTCGGTGATTTGGTTGTTATTCCTAACCGCTTTCAGAATCAAGAAGAAGCATTAGTTCTTGAGATGGATATGTGGGCAATGGGTGTATTGCGAGATTTCCAAGAAGATGACTTGGCTAAAACTGGCGACACAGACCGTAAGCAATTATTGGTTGAGTACACGCTTGAAAGTCGTAATGAGGCAGCAAGCGGATCAATCCGTGATTTAACTTAGTAGTGCAGGGGCTTAACGGCCCCTTTCTTTTTACTTCAGATAAGGTTTTAAAATGAGTCGTATATTAGACGTTAAAGGTGACATGATAGAAACACTTCACTTTGATGAGCTTACAGGTAAGTCTATTGTACAAACTACTCAGGATGTAGATCCTTACCTAAAGAAAATAGCAGCAGATAGACAGCATCAAGTTGAAGGGTGGAAAGGTGATTTGCATCATGTGGCAACTGTTCCCTTGGTTCTAGTTGAGCAGTGGAGCAAGGAAGCAAAATGCAACATCTTAGATAAGAAAAATCGACACCTACTTATGCTAAAATTGAACAACCGTGATTATTCAAAATTAAGAACTAAAGAAGGTCGATTATAATGGCTTTAGACAACTTTGATAATTTAAAGGCTTCTATCATTCAATGGTCAAAACGTAATGACCAAGCGAACATGATTGAGGACTATATTCTAATAGCTGAAAGTGAAATGTATGCTAATGAATTTGAACCTTTACGTATTCGAGCAATGGAAGCAAGAGCGACAGCAGCAGCAGACACAGCATCCAGATTTTTAGCTCTACCCGATTTCTTTCTAGAGATGCGCCGATTAAACATTACTGATTCATCCGGCAATACTGATGTCACATACATGGCACCAGAACAATTAGCTGTTAGAGGTGCAGGCGGGCAGCCTAGATTCTTCACAGTAACAACACAATTAGAATTTGATGTTATACCGGACTCTACCTACACAATAGAAATGCAGTATCTGCGCAAGCTAACGCCACTCAGCGACACAAACGCAACGAATGATATATTGACCAACGCGCCAACTATTTACTTGTACGGGGCTTTGTGGGCGTTGTTTCAGAACGCTATGGAAACTGATTTGGCTGAGTATTGGTATGGTAAATTCGTTAACTCGATTAAAGGCGCTAATCGTCAAGATAAACAGGGTCGATATGGCCCAGCACCTAAGATGAGAATCGAAGGTTGCACACCATGAAGACGACCAGCTTTAAAACTGTACCGTTAAAGATTGTCGGTCAATCATACGAGCATAGAAGTGAAGCTTTATCTATTCAAAAGACAATGAACCTTATACCTCAAGCTGAAGCAACGGGCGCGGCTCAAGCTTCGTTAGTTAGTTGGCCTGGTTGCGTGCCATTCTTTGCAGCTAATGGCGTGAATCGTGGGATGACAGTATTTAGAAATGAACTGTATAAGGTAACGGATCAGACACTATTTAAAATAGATGCTTCAGGTGTAGCAACTGACTTGGGTACGATTGCAGGTTCTAACCGTTGTATATTTGCAAACGATGGTACGAACCTAATTATCACAACGGGCGCAACTGGCTATCAATTAATAGACACCACTCTAACAGCTATTACAGATTCAGACTTTCAAAACGCCAACAGTGTAACCTATCTTAATCAACAAATGATTTACGATGGCAATGGCGGCAAGTTTCAGGTGTCAGATGTAGGCGACCCAGACTCATTACAGCCTAACAACTTCGCAACGGCTGAAAGCTCACCAGATGACACTATAAGAGTATTTGCATTTAGAGAGCGCGTTTATATCTTCGGTAATACTTCTGTAGAAACTTGGTACAACTCAGGAACAGGCAATCCACCATTTGCAAGAGTGAACGGCGGGACTATGAATATAGGCTTAGCAGCTGTTTATTCTGTTGATGCTACTGATGACTTTTGTTATTTCCTTGGTGATGATCGAAGAGTTTATAGATTCTCATCGCACCAGCCTCAAAACATAACCACTATCGCTATCAGTCACCAGATAGATTTGATGGGTGATGTTAGTGATGCTTTAGGTGGAATAGTTAGGATTGAAGGCCAAAGCTTTTATGTGCTTACCTTTCCATCAGGAAACATGACTCTGGTATTTAATGAGCAATCAGGCGCATGGTTTAACCTTTCAACAGATGCAGACGAGAAGCGGTATATTGGTGACAGTTACGCGGAAGTGTACGGTAAACGATTGATAGCTGATAAGGCAAGCGGTGGAGTGTTTGAATTAGACTTAAATGCTTACACTGACAACGGACAAGTGAAGATACAGGAAAGAATCTTTGGGCCTGTTAACGGTACAGCTATAGGGTTAGACGGTGAGCGGCTTTTAATGTCATGGGTTGATATTATCATGCAAATGGGTGTCGGGCTTATCACAGGTCAAGGTGAGAACCCACAATTAATGGTAAGCGCTTCATTTGATGGCGGTAAAACATTCTCACAAGAGCAGGATGTATTATTAGGCCGACAGGGTGAAGGTAGAATTAAAGCTCGATTCGATCACACAGAATCATTCTATGATTGCTTTATAAAAGTAAGAATGAGCGACCCTGTATTTATATCAATCTTTGGTGCTGCTATTGGCCTTAAACAGAGTGGATTCTAATGGCTGAAGTAGATCCTAGACTAGCGCTAATACCTAAAGAGCTTTTAGAAAATAAAGATGTCAGGCTTTACTTTGAGGATTTAGAGAGATTCTTACATGATATGTGGGTTCGTAGTGGTGGCGGTGATGATGCCGTAGCGAACGAGAACATACAAGAGCTTTACCCTTGGATACCTAAAAATACAGATGATCAAGCGTCTAGCGTGGTCTTTCCTCCTCCATTCAATGAAGAAAGATTAGGGTTTTCAGAGGTTGTTGTTGTAACGGCTAATTACACGACAAAAGGAAATGAAATTGTAGTTTGTAATAACACGTCGGCTATCGAGATAACGCTTAACGTTACGCCAGAAGACAGAGAAAGCGTTCACGTAATCAGACAAAATACCGGCCCCGTTAACGTATTAGGCCCAGCACTAGGAGATACAACAATGACTATTGGTTCGCGCTATTGGTCGCCACACTTTACATATATTCAAGAAATATCTAGCTGGGTAGTTGTATGAGTTATTTTGGCACGACTGATTACATGCTTGAAGTATCACGAGGCAATGTGCCAGGAGCAGCGGCGGCGTTTGTTATTGGGAGAAATAATAATGTCGGGATAGCGGATAGCGAAACAGTCTGGGATTATGGTGGTAATTATCCATACTTAACAGCAAATACACAGCTTTACATATCATCATCAGATGCGCTAGACACAGATGTCGATGTCGTGGTTACAGGTTTAACTATAGATGGCGCAGAAGTATCTAGAACAGTTAACACTAATGGATTCACACAAACGGCTATTAGTGGGCTAATGTATCGGGTGTTGTCGGCATTTATTCCGCCTACCTCAAACAACGGGCCTCTTGGTGATTTATACTTAGCAGAAGCAGACGCAACAGTTAACGGAGTACCATTAACAGCATCTAATGTTAAGGGTCTTATACCTCTTTCAAGAAGCAGCGCAGGCACGTTAATCGATCAAGGCACAGACTATGCAAGCGATAACTTCACGCATTTAGGGGTTTATACAGTGCCAGCAGGGAAAACTGCATATCTTATAGACGGCTATTTTTTTGCTGGGAAAAATACAGATGTAACGGTAAGCGGCAGAGTTAGGCTACAAGGCGGGCAATGGTTCAACAGAAGCCCATCAGAACTATATCAGTCGGCAGCAAATCAAATGTTTTCAACTCGCCTACCACTTCCAGAAAATACCGACTTAGAATATAGAGCCATAGCAGGTAACGTAAATACTACGGTCAACTTTCAATTACAATTATTATTACTGGACAATGTATAATGCCTAAATTAGTCGGCAGTAACTTTAATACAAGTGATGAGGCGACGACCCCATCAGGAATACTTGTGGGTTCGGATGTGGCGGTAACTTTAGTGCCACCAACACCTACATTGTTT